AATCATTAATATAATTACTTCCATTAATTCTAATTGAAAGGCAACCTGTTGAGTTCTCGCTAATGCTGAATGTGTACGATTTTACTGTTGACATTGCATCAGACCATCCTTGTAAATCCTCAGCCCATCCAATAGAGAAGCATTCCGGGGAAATTGAAGAACCGTATCCCCTTCCATTATTAGATGCTTTCATTCTCAAACCATGAAACCAACCGCCCATAAGGTCAACAACCATACTGTCTGATGCGAGAAGTCCCATATTAGTATTATCAATATGCATCCCCATGCTTCCGATAGTGAATATTTCTTTCGAATTGTTACGGCCAACGATGAGCGCAGACGCTTTTTCTTTATCTAAATATATCGTGCTTCCATAAATCGAGCCTTTTTTGATGTTCAGTCCATCTTTATCCCATTTACCAACTTCCGCTCCTATGGCATCTAGTATCTGTATTGAGCCATTTTCATTGTTTACACCTCCCAATGTAAGTGTACCGCCCTTGCCATAAGAGAAGTTGATATACAACTGATCGCCTTGCATATATATCCCTTGTTTCTTCCCGTTATCAGTAAGTCTGTTAAACACTTCTTCGGAAGTCAGAGATTTGTTTAGCTTTTCTACAGCTGAATCGTCAGTATACTTAGTGGCTTTTGTCCAATCAGAAGAAACATAGTTGCCGCTAGCTCTTGCGGTTTTACATCTCATCAAGTCACCAGTGTCTCCTTGCGTCCAAAGGTCGCCAACATCATAAGGTGGCACAGGAGTTGTAATAAAGTTTCTTCTCTTACCGTCTGCGGTATCTTGCGCCTTTGATGCTGTTTCCATCGCAGATACGATGTCTGCATCTTTCACTCTCACCCACTGATAAGATGTATCGACTTTCATATAGCGGTAAGTGAAACCTTTGTTCTTCCAAAAGAAGAGGTCACCAACATGCTTCTGTCTTTCGTAAGCTGTAGTCCACTCAGATGCTGGATGGTTTGAATTCGCAGGCTCATAATCGTAATAGTACGTATCAATCTTTCCATCAATCTGATTTTGGATATCTTCAATTTTCGGATCATAAATGTTTTCGATGAAGTCCGTTACTGTAGAATCGTCTGTATAATTATCTTTCTTCTGCCAATCACTTGCTACATACTCACCAGTTTCTCTGTCCTTTAGGCAGACAAGGATATCATTTCCAGTGAAATACAAATCATCCACGCTATACGGTGGCTTTGGCTGTGTTGAGAAAATCTGCGCTTTACCGTCAATCTCATCGAATACAGAGTCTGGAACTGGCATTTCTTCCCAATTTCCGCTTCTGTAGATGTATTCATCACCAGTTTTGGAATTCTTCCACAAGTCACCCTCATGAGTTGCTTTCTCGGTTTCCACAGTGATTGTGATATTTTTTCCACTAACATCTAAGATTTCATTCCCGTTTATATCGCAAAGAGGCTGTGTTTCTTTTCCAGTCCAATTAAGTGACGGGTCAGTAGGTTGGAACCAAGTTTCTATCTTCTGATCAATCTGATTCTTGATATTCTCAAGGTCGGCAGCATAAGTATTCTTAACAAAGTTATTGATTGCGGAATCATCTGTGTACTTGGTAGCCTTAACCCAATCGGATGCGACATAATCTCCGCTCTGACGCGAGGTCACGCATCGCATAAGATCTCCGTTTGTGCCTTGTACCCACAAGTCATCCTTATCATAAGGTGGATAAGGAGTTACACTGAATACACGTTTCTTTGTGACAGCAAGGTTCTTTGCAGCTTTCGCATCCGCATCACTTAACTTTGACCACGCTGAACCGTTCCAACGCATTGTTTCTTCGGTTTTTGAGTTGTACCATAAGTCGCCAGTATGCTTTGCTTTCAGTTCAGCTGTTGTCCATGAAGCTGCCGGATCAGCAGATTGATTGTATGTCTCAATCTTGCCATCAATCTGATTCTGCAAGTCCTTATTGACTGTTTCCAGCTCTTTCTGTACCTCATTGGCTCTTGTATCGTCCGTGTACTTTGATGCCTTTTCCCAGTCTGATGCCGAGAAAGAAGCCGATTCACTTCTTGCAACACAGCAACGCATGATGTCACCATCATCACCCTGTACCCAAAGGTCACCTATGTCGTAAGGTGGCTGTGGAGTCACTACAAAGACTCTACGTTTATGATCTGCTGTATCCTGTGCTTTCTCCGCAGCTGCAAGTGCTTTTGAAATATCTGTATCCTGTACGATCTGCCACTTCCAAACCGCTCCGTCCTGTAAGAATCGGTAGGAATATCCAGTGGACTTCCAGAAGAAGAGATCACCTTCGTGGTTTTTTCTCTGCTCGTTGGTTGTCCAATTCACAGCCGGTTCGTTCTGTAAGCTAGGTTCGTGGTCATAGAACCATGTTTCAATCTGTCCATCAATCTGACTCTGTAATTCCGCAATCTTTGGATCATATACCGCAGAAATGAAGGTATTCAGTCCGCTATCGTCAGTGTACTTGGTTTTCTTCTGCCAGTCGGACTTTACACAACTTCCTTTATCTCTGCTTTCTACACAAGTGAGAAGTTCCTGTGTATCTGCATCAAACCATAAGTCACCAACACGATACGGTGGAACAGGAGTGTTAATGAATATCTGTGCTTTGCCATCAATCTCGTCAAAAACTTCATCCGGCACTTGCATCTTCATCCACTGACCGCCACGATAAATATACTCATCGTTCGTAGACAGATCTTTCCACAAGTCTCCTTCATGTTCAGCCTTAGACTCTTCATACAGCAAAATGATTTCATTTCCGTTTACGTCAAGGATTGATTCGCCATTGACATCGCACCATGCCATTTCAACAGTTCCACCCCAGTTTACAGATGGATCTGTGCTCTGATACCATGTTTCAATCTTGTTCCGGACGGAGTTTTTAATCTCGTCCATATCTGTCTTGTAAATGTTAGTTACAAAATCATCTACAATACCATTGGAAATATCTTCCACAGACTTACCGGTGATGGATATTGACTCTGCATTGATGGTAACTCGTCCTGTCTCCGTATCAGCATAGAAGGTAATGTTTCCATTCTTGTCTTTTACAGTGAGAGAACCTGAGTTGATATAATCAGCATTAATACCGATAGCATACAAGATTCTTGTAATAAGGTCTCCTGTTAGGAATAATCCGTAAGGATATGTCTTACCGCCATCACTTGATATACCGATAGCTTCAGATGTGACCTTGATTACATTCTTGGACTCTTCTACTGTCGGCTTATCATGAATGTATGAGATTACGCTTCCGTCCGGCTGTACAACTTCTGTAGAATACATTCCAGAAGCACTCTCAAGTGTCTTATTCAGATTATCGACAGCTGCTTCAAATTCTGTCTTATTCTGCTTGATTTCCTTTTTGGCTTTCTCATACACTTTTGTAGCTTCGCTGTAATAAGTGCTCTTCTGCCGTTCCGGATCCTTGATTCCGCAAGAAAATGAACTGCTGCCAAGATAATTAAACTCAAGAGATGTGATAAATGTTGGATAAACTTTGTCTTTCCGGTCTACCACGCAAGCCAGATCCATGAATTCGATCGTTGGATCAGGGAAGAATTCTCCACTAAAACCTCTCAGCTTAACTCCGATCAATACATCTCCAATCAGATTGATTGCATCATCTTCATGTCCTTCAATAAGAGGATTCGTGATTTCAAGTGCATAATCATCTGTACCTCTTATTAAGATTGTACTCTCGTTTTCTACTTTCTTTGTGGTCGCAATTCCAGTGATTACAACAGGATCTGTGCTAATGTCCGGATCTGACTGATAGTCCATCAAAATGCTATAGCCATCATCTTCCACTAAGTCATCCCTATTTGTAATCTTCGATATTGCAGAAAAGTCGTAACTCTTAATAACAAGTGTTCCGTTCTGAATCACAGCATTACCAACGGAAAGCATTGCTATATATCCGATTACTTCTCGGCAAGTCACTTTTTCCGGAGCCTGTTCAATCACGAAATCGTCATTGTTAAACTTCGGACTTCCAAGCATGATGTTACATGTACTACACGCTTCTCTTAGAAGCTGCCCAGCTGTTGTTGGATAAGATAGCTTAGACGTGAAGTCTGCATCTGCTTTGTACATTGAATCATAACCTACAAGTTCTATCGTATCTCCAACCGCTGTTGGCTCAAGTACTGTAAATGTACCCTCGTTCAATCTCTCGATTCTTGATTTCGTCAGCATAATCGTGTTGCCATTGACATCGAGAATTTCCTCACCTTTCACATCTCTCCATGCATCATAGCTTCTACTTTCGATGTCAGCTTCAGTGAAGAGTGAAATCTGTGCATAGTAAAAATCATACTTGGAAAATCTCTCATCGATGTTATCAATGACAAGCGTAACGGACTTGGAGAGAGCGGATCCCAGTGGGAATCCATCTCCTCCGTCTTCTGCGTATCCATTACCGCTTATGAAGAAATCGTTATCCGAATCAAGATATAGTTTCTCACCGTTTTTCAGTGTAATCGATGCGTAAGCATAGAACGGACCGCCTGACTTTATGATGTTTTTGAATTCGTTGCTTACATTCTTCATTAATTCTACCTCTAACTATTTAAGGTCAGCGAATATCTCTAACGATATCCGGTGAAATCTATAACACTGGATTTTCCGATGTTACTTGAAAACTCAGCTCATCCAGTTTCTCTTCGCCTTCTACTAAACTTACACATGGAGCATTAAAGTTTGCTGCATAAAACCTTTTGGTTTCCCATTTATCCTCATAAATGTTAAGGTGGAAAAAGTCAAATCCGCTCTTTCCCATAACCTCTTTGAGAATTTTGCTTGCGTCACTTACCTTAATGTCACTCCATTTCAGCTCATAAGCTTCTATTGTGAAGAGAGGGGAGTTTTTCATATTTCCCCTCATGGTTCTTCCTGAGTTTTCTGTAGAGGTAGTAGCGAATGAAATTTGATATCCGTCCTCATCCACATCTGGTGGTGTGAATGAGCCGAATTTTAAATAGTTCTGTGCCATATTCTACCTCCTAAGCCATTTCAAACGGATTTCTTCCCGTCTGTGTTCTCATGTTCTTTCCTTCTTCAAGTACGGCCTTCGCAATCTGTCTACGGTTCAGATATACCGGCACTTCAATCTTGCGTGAGCTGTTACCAGTTTCTTCCCTTACAATCTTACGGATAAGGCTTTCAGGTGCTTCAATGTTGTTACCGCTTTTCTGGTCACCAAGTACCGCCATGAACTCTTTGTTCGGTGGGATAACAGCACCCTGTGCAAGGTAAGGGATATGTGGAGCACTCCATTTTGATATATGGAATCCGATAGATGATACTCCAGTTAATGATGTAACCCATGATGGAACTGATATGTTCATTTTGTTCAGTGCATTAGCAACGCCATTCTGCATGATCTGTGCAGCTCTAAGGAGTCCGTTCATCAATCCGATGATTCCGTTAATTGGAGATTTGATGATTGCTAACATGCCATTCCAAGCACCACCGAAGATATTCTTGATACCATCCCATGCCTGTTGCCAATCTCCTGATAAGACACCATTTACAAAATCAACGATTCCGCTAAATGCCTGTTTCACAGCTGCAACAATGTTCTGAATATTCGCAAGCCATGCATTCATGTAATCTCCAATTACACCAAAGTCTTTTACCCAATCCACCTTGAATACTCCGTCAAGCCATTTTGACAGCGGATCAAGTATTTGATTCTTGATGAAATTGAAGATAATATTAATGTTCTGCTTAAATCCTTCAACGTATAACAGGATTCCACTCAATGCTTGCGCCCAATCCCCAGTGAAAACTCCTGTTAAAAATTGGATGATTCCATCAAGCTGTTTGAGAACGCTATCTGCCATTCCAGTTACGCTGGCAACAATGGAAAGAAGCGTATCACCAATCCATGCCACTATAGGTGCAAGTACTGGAATCACGTTCTCTATCAACCACTGTATAAGAGGAATAAGTACGTTATTCCACAGCCAATTAAGTCCATCAATCAGCCTTCCAATTTCGTCAATGATGTGGTCAATTGCATCGCCCACTGGTCCGTTTAAGACTTCATCGAACTTCTGCGCCCACTGATCAAGAATCGGTGCGATATACTGGTTATAGGTATCAAGAAGTGTTCCACCTATTTCTGATAAGCCACTTCCAACATCATTGATAAACGGTCCTATATGCTCATCATACAGTTCCGTCAGCTTATCTGCTAACTTCTGTACGAAGTCTTCTATAGATTGAGTAATCTCCTCTATTGGTTTCAGCGTGTTATTGATAGCTTCAATAATCTTATCTTTGTTCTCGATGATAGGTGTTGCAATCGCATCCATTACATCTTTTGCAAAGCTTGTGGCAAGTAGAATAATTTCTCCGAACGCTGTGGTAAATATGCCAATAATATTGCCAGTAATGTTCTGTGCTGTCTGTGATCCGAATGTCTGTTGGAATATCTCTGCAATTGTTGCACTTAAATTTCCTACAATTATGGAAATCTCTGAGCCTAAATCGAACATCCTCACAAGCCACTTCTTGATTCTGTCTGTATTCTCTTCTAAGTAGCTTTCAATACCTCCAACAACATTTGCTGCTATTGTTAACCCAATCGAAACAAATGAGCCTACTGTTTTGCCCATGTTATAAATGAACAATGTAGCGAATCTCTTAGCTGCTTCCTGAACATTTTTATCTGTGAAGATATCTTTGATGTGTTCTCCGATAGACTTAAGGTCTTTCTTCAGTTCTTCAAGTACTGGCTTGTAATCTCCAAGTCCATCCCAGAAACCATCCATAAAGATGTCTCTGATTTGTTTCAGCTTGTCCAATACGGAATCAAGCAAGGATGCAAACTTATTGTCGATTGGTACTTCTTCGAACAGTGGTCCAGAACCGCCACCAGCACCACCTCCACCACCACCGGATCCGCCAGAACCACTTCCTGAGTCCTGCTTATCCATTTTGTTGATATCATCAAGTGGTGATAAGTACTCTTCCGCAGCTTCCGTAGCTTCTTTTGTTCCGTCTGCTGCATCTTTTGCACCGCTTGCCGTGTCCTTAAGACTTCCGGCATAATCTTTCTGTACTGCGATAGCTTTCGTGTATGTACTCTTTCCGGACAAGAATGAGAAGAACATACTTACATAACTTGCAGCTGTTGAAAGCATGTCAATGAACTTGCTGAGAATCGGTGCTACTACGCTAAGAATTGGTGCAAACGCTGTTGCAAGGCTGTTTTTAAGTGTCTCAAGACTTCCCCACAACATTGATATACTGTTGTTCGTGCTGCTAGAGTACTGTGCAAGGTTTGTGAATCCCTCTTTCATAGCACTGATTGCAGCTGAGAACGCTCTGAATGCTATGCTCATTAATAGTGACATTCCAAGCATTCTTCCAATGCTTAACTTCGCACCATTCGCAGCTTTCCCGGTTTTTGCGATAGACCTTGAAGCCTTTTCGCTTGCACTTGCCAACTTCTGCTGTGCCGGTGCCGCACTCATCAACTTCTGTTTGTAATCATCAATACTTCCTTTTACAGAATTGTAAGAAGTGTGAAGACGATTATTCATGTCAGCAAGTTTTCTCTCTTCTGCTTGCAATGTGCGCATACTGGAAGCTGCTTCTTGTGTCTTAGAGCCAAGCGTAAACGCTCCACCTGACGCTTCTAAGTCAGCTAATTCTGCTTTTGCATATTTGATTTCATTCTCAAGCTCTTCTATGTCATACTGCATCTTCTTGAAAGATGAACTGCCCTGTTTTCCCCCGGTAGAAAGAAATTTATCCTGTGCAGCTTTCAGCGAATTCAGTTTCTGAGTAGCCTGTGAAATCTGTGTTTGTATCTCTCTGTATTCATCTGTTGGTACTTTCTGCTCACCGTACTCAGCAATCTTTTTCTTCAGTTCAGATACTTTCTGCTCCTGTGCAGCATATTCATTGTTTAACTTGGCGAATGCATCCGCTTGTTTGTTGAGAGCTGTCTTAGCTTTATTCCCCATATCATTAACGGAATTTGCCATTCTTCTGACAGCTGCTTCAACTTCTTTGCTTCCGGCTTTCATGCCGTCAGCGTTAATCTCTGTGTCAATTATGATATAGCCGTCGGCTTGTGCCATTTCTAATCCTTTCCACCGCTAATTATCTGCGGTCAGCGAATATCTCTATTGATATCCGGTTATTTCTTTAATCCGAAGAGTTCACGAAGTTCCGCTTTCTCCGCTTCACTTCTCTGCGTATTCTTCAGATGCAAGTCCACAATAGACTTATTATTTTTGTAGTATTCCTGTTCCCACTTCTCTAACTTCTTGCCTTTCCTCTTCTTGTCTCGGATGCTGACTACTGTTGAGAATGTGCTTTCTCCGATTTCCATATAGAGTCCAAAGAATGTCCACCAGTGCATATACTCTGTGGCACGCACGTCATCGTTATTCACCTTATTCACAGCCGGTATGATGATTGGTGCATCCTGTTCCCAGTCCATTGTCCTAGGTCTAGGTTTACCGTCATTCTTGATACCGCAGTCGATGAATTCACACGCTTTTCTTGATGCTTCTTGCCAGTCCTTAGGTGGCATAGAATCAAAGTCAACATAGAGGATTCTAAGCATTGTAAATACTTTCTCCTGATCCTTCTCTTCTTCCGTCATTCCGAACTCAAAGATTTCAGGATCATTCATAGCAGAAAGAATATCCAATATCACCCTAAAATCAGAGCGTATCGAATATTCTTTTCCATTGACTTCTAAAGATGTGGGAAGTTTCCACGGATCCATATTAGTTGTGGTACTTGGCCACATACTTATTCATGCGACTCTGTACCTTTTTTGTACGTGTGTTCATTTCGCGTTCGATTACTTTTGCAATGGATGAAAGCACGTTCTCAATGAACAGCTCTCCGTTCGCAAGAGGGGAAAATGCTCCGAGAATGGAAAAGAAAGCTTCTTTCGCATCCGCCCCAACGAGATAGGAGATTCTGTTCATGATTTCATCTTCTGCTGTTCTCATATCCGTTTCAGTAGGATTCTTCGGCAGCTGATAAGAGTTGTAGAATTCAACTACTTCTTCATATCTCTTTACGATATTAGTATCTGTAGGGCTGAACTCGAACTTGCCAAGAACCTTGCCTCTCTTATTTTTGATCGTGTATTCCTTACTGCCATCGTCTACAATAATTTCATTTCCATGTGGTTTTACTAATTTGTTACTCATTTGATTTTTCCTTTCTATGTCGTGCGAACAATGAGATACATTTCTTCACCTAAGACATCATGTATCACATTTCCCAGGGCATCGCGCCATAAGTCTATTCACTCAATGTTTCCTACTGCAAATACCGGTGCACCAGCTTTCAAAGATTCCGCTGTAACATAACCTTTTGTTCTCTCACCATCGTCTGTAACATCAAATGGGATATTAACACCGGTTGTATCTCCACCGTAGCTCTGCGGTTTCACCATTACTTCCTGGACATAAGCAAGATGTTTTGTTGCTGACGTATCCTCTACGATAACCTCGAGCATAAGTGTCTTGCACTCTTCACCTTTCAGACGATCCAGCGCAATAGATTTCAGCTTCGGATACAGCTTGGAAGATGGATCAGCGTAGAACGGATCAGCCGACATTGATGGTGCGTATCCGTTATCTGTTGTCTTTGTTTTTCCAAGAATGGTTTTCTTCTGCTCTGTATCCGGGTTCAGTTCTACAGACATTTCCTCGATATCATCACCGAGAATTGCCCACTCTGCGGTATCTGCTGTTTTCTTAAAAGATGCATCGAGATAATGCATTAATGCTTCACGCGCTAATTTAGACATGTTTGTTATCCTCCGTTATTTCTTGTAAAATATGTTTCTGTATTTCAGTGAGATGCTAATAGCCCAGTCCTGAATGTTACCGTCACTTACATTGTCTAAGTGTGCCGGTGTGAGCCTTACAATCTCTTCTATTTTTCTCTCTTCTGTAAGCACTGGATATTCTTCCAGTTTTACTTGTTCTCCATTAACGGTTACGGTCTGCTGTTCAAGCCACTTCCCAAGAGTGTCAAGGAATTCTTTGATACTGGCCTTAATCTTTGGAGAGTCGATTGAAGACCGGTAGATCACATAAAAAGGATAGTTGCACAACTGGTCTACTTTGCCAGTTACACTCTTCTTTTCCTGTGCAATCACCGCTCCTGTCACTGGATAGAAGGCAATACCGCCATCTTCATCTAGTGTGGAGAATCTTATCTTTTCATCTTCCTCTAATCCCGGAAAACTATTTAGAAGAGAAACGAGTGCATCTGTTACCGCATCGTAACCGTCTACATCGTACTTGACCGGTTTCTTACTTTCCTCCGGCACGTTTCTTCACTCCTTTCGCCCAAGACTTCACATTCTCTGTCTTTGCAGCATCAAACCAATGGTCTGTTGCGCGTGGATGCGCTGTCTTGTCAAACACAAGGTCTCTGTCCGTGACCACTTTCTTCGCTCCGGCTCTTGCCCACGGTGAGCCTGTGACAGGATCTACCATAACTTTTCCTTCATAGAGGAATCTTCCGTAAGGTGGAGCACCGGCAATTACTTGACCACTTCCTTGCATGGACCTGCTCATAATCGCAGACACGTTTCTCATGTTACCGTCACGAAACGGCATATACTTTTCCATGTCAGTGAACACTCGACCATCTAGCCAGTTCTGTGCTTCCTGGAACTGCTTTTCAAATCGGTTCAAGCTGACATTTACTTTGATGTCACCTTTTACGATTGAGAAGCTTGGAAAATGAAATATCTTGCTTGCCATATTACTTTCCTCCAATCTCAAAATGAGGAATCAGTGTGTAAGAACCTACGCTTGTGATCAGAAAGACATTATCCATCTTCTTATTCAGATAATCATAGAATCCTTTGTTCGTGCGTGACGTATAGTCTTCATCAGCAATTACCGTTTCCGGATATTCGCCTTCTAAGAAGATGTCCCCTGTCGAGAATGTAATGGAATTCTCTTTGTTTTCCGTAGTTTTCCACACTTTCGGAGTGAGATAGGAAAGATTGCACACTATCCTTTCTCCTTCACGCACCTTAAACGGTACATGAAGATTAGCTGTATCAGCCGTATCCAAACCAGTTTTGGCAACATTGGCTGCCTTATCCGTAATAAGTGTGACTCCGGATATAACATGAGGATACCAATATATGGCATCATTCTTGTCAGTGTATTTGTTGAATACAGTCACAGTCTTGTCATACATCGGTATCCCCTCCTAATAGAATTCTTTTCCACATTCTTTGCACTTCCACACATGATGAGTCTTGTACTCATGGTCTCCGACCTCATCAAGGAAAGTTGAAGAATATGTTAATTTTTCGTGTCGGCATGTCAACCGCTTGAGCCATCTAAATACCAGCATAGAGAAGGCACACTCCTTTCTTATCCACAACACCTTGCAGATATTCAGAAGCTACCTGTCTGATCAGAAGAGCTTCCACTTTCTTATCCATCGACGCTCGTGCATAGATGCTATCTGCTGTTCCGTTAGTCCCAGTGACGAAACTAATGCTTTCAGCACCTGACGTAATGGATGCTACTTGCTTCTTACTCACAGAACCGTCTTCGTGTTTTACCACTCCGACCGTATCCATTGATGCTTTTCTGATCGAGTCAATCTGATGCAGTGCTTCAGCAACCGCACAGACAGCTTTCTGAACCTTTGTATTAGCTTTCTCATCTTCCGGAAGACCATCGGCTAATCGGTCAAAGGTGATGCTGTCTACACGTTCGCTTGCTCGTTCTGCATACTTAGGAAACTCTTCCTCTGTCACGGCATCTCCAAAATATTTAGTTGTATAGAACTGATAGTCTGTGTATGCCATGTGAATCTCCTTACTCAGCTTTTTTTCTTGTCTGCTGTTTCTTCTGTGGCTTTTCTGCTACTTCTTCGTATTTGTTAGGGTTGCTCTTCATACTGGCAATACTATCGGCATTGTCAGTAGAAAGATACAATCCTGTCTCTTTGTCCAAGAACTTCATCTTAATTAACCACCAATTTTCTTATTTTTGAAGATAAGGTCCGGTGTAACGGATTTTGTTCCGAAGTGATAGAACAGTTCGATTCCGTAAGCGTTTGACAGTGGAATCTTCTCTGCATTGTAAGGATCTGACATTACTGGCTGCGCGATTGCACCGTCAACCATTACGAGAGCCTTAACATCTGTTGGAAGATGTACGCAAGAGTATGTCTTAACACCGTGGAAAGCGTAGAACTCTTCGTCAGCTGCTCCAACACCAGGAACTGTTACCTTGTCAAGGTATGTTCTGATTTTTCCGTAGTAGTCCGGATCCAGTACCATGTGCATCATTGATCTTGGAACTCCGTCCACGTACTCATTCTTTGTTGTCTCACACTGCTGAATCATTTTCTCTGCAATCTCTTCAATTGCTGTGATTCCTGTCAGATCTACTTCTGTAGCATCTGTACCAGCTACTTCGAAGAACTTTGTATCAAGCTCTGCTGCCATTCTAAGCGCATGGTTTGCTGTTCTCTTAGCAATAAGTCCTTCAACCCCAAGCAGAGAAACATCTTTCTGCTCTACTTCTTCTACGATCTCTCTGTCCTGATCGATTGGAATTGTTACCGGTTTACCTTTAACACCGTCACCCTTTGCAGCTGTTCTAGCTGTTCCGTAGTTCTTCGGTGTTGCGTTTGCAAATCTCTTTGCTTCTACTGTTCCGGCATGAGGATCACCAGAAAGCTCTGTGTTCTTCATTGCTCCGGAAATTGTAAGTTTCTGTACGTTCTCGATTACCTTTCCGTATTCCTCTGCAAGGAACATCTTTCCAGATGGATCGAGAAGCATGTTTAATGACTGAATTCTTGTATCTGCCATGTTTGTATTCTCCTTTAACTTTTTAAGGTCAACGATTATCTCTGATTGATAACCGTTCTATCGCATGACTACCATACTGCCGGTGGTGTGTACACTGGAGTCTTACCATCTCCTCCACCTTTGTTTGTAGGTGTTGTGAAGGTCGGCACTTTCGGAGCATCTGTCGGTGCAAATGCATCTTTCTTTGACTCTCTCAGCTCGTTCATGTAATCATCGAGTCCGAGGATTTTTTCACCTTCACGTTTCAGCCCTTTCTCTTTGATCATGCTGATAATTCCTGTCTTAGCAAACTCAGATGTGAATTTCTCACCTGCCAGTGCTTTGACCAGAGCATCATTGAAGTCTCTCTCTTCAATCTTTGCTGCATAATCTTTCTCGCTGTTCGCAAGTTTTGTCTGCCACTCTTTCTCTGCGGTCTCTGCTTTGGTTTTCCACTCATCACGTTCTTTTGTGATAGCATCAAAGTCTTTGCCCTCAAATCCTTCAAGTGTAGACTTGGCTGTGTCATACTGTGTTTGAATGTTGTCTCTTTCCTGTGTGACTGTATCAAGCTTTCTTCCCTGTTTCTCAAACTCGGCAAGAGTCTTGTAATTCTCATTCACACCGGTTTCGATTGTTTTCTTCTGCTCATCTGTAATCTCAAGACCAGCATCGGAAAGAATCTGAATAATGTTTTTCATGTTTCATATCCTCCTCAACGTATTTTATTAACCGTTTCGTCCACGGTAGGGATTCAGACAGATAAACCTCTGTCAGGGTAATCGTGGTTGAGGGAGTCGAACCCTCATAGCCATTACCACGCAAGAACAGATGCTATAGAAAGGCAGATTCACATCTGTCCCCAGCTCCATTAGGAGCAAAGCCTACCGAGATGTGCGATACCTCTTAACAGGATTCCCCTAGTAGGCTATTTTCTAAAAAAGGAGGCGCAAAAATATGATATAATCTTCACCCAATATCCATTATGAATGTTTTTGATTACTTCGTTGTACCCATCTTTAACTCTTTTTCGCACTTTCGTATCTTCTTGCAGCAGCTGCACTCTTCATAGCTTGCTTTCTGTCCCACCGTGCGACCTTCAACCGTTCTGCATACTCTCTTAGGTCATTCTCTTCGCAAAATGCACTGTACCGCTTGTTCTGAAGCTTCAATGTGTGAGCCTTGCGGTCCAACATATTCTGCAATTCAAACCTTGCCTTATCATCCTTACAGTTATCAACGGCTGTCTGCAAGTTCTGTATCTTCCGCTTGGTGTCACGGATCCTACGCTCCTGTGCTCTCTGTTTCTTCTGCAATTCCTCAACCTTATGGTTGTCAGCAAGAGTTATCTTCTTATCCTCATAAGGATTGTTCACTCCGTCACCACTTCCAAATGAGTGCCTACAGTTCCAACCGCACAAGCCTTCACCAGTTCCGAAACCAGTTGTCTTAACGAAGTCCGGGAATCTCTTATCCTTTCCACTTCGTGAGTAGAACCGTCCTTGCCACCACAAGTGATTGCCAGGATTCATTCCGCCATTACCAGTACGTGCTCCTAAGTGAGCAGACACAAGAACGGTATCCCAGTTCATTTCTTCCATTCTCTTCATGGAGATGTCGGCAGCTGCTTGTCCCACTCCTGTCCTCACGATCATCATCGTTGCTGACTCAATGCTCATTCTGTACCCAGTAGGATAGTTCACTTTGAGTCCTACTTCTGTGATATTGTTAATTACATCTCTGACCGCTTGTGTGTACGATACTGCACCGGTAGACACAAGATGGTAGGCATTGTCCATCTGATTGATGAAAGTCCTCTGTGCATCCAGTGCTGTGGTCCGTGTGAAGTTGTTCCATTCTCCGGCAGTAGCAAGGTAATCTCTCTCAAGGATCCTGAGCATGGTTGGAGATTGCATCAGTGCTGTTGGAGTGAGTCCGGCTGCAATATACACAGCATCATCCCATTTCAGAGTATTGATACCAGCATCGACAAATGCATCCTTAATCTCTTTCTGCTGTAACTTTGTCTTGTCCGCTATTTCCTTCTGGATATCCTCTAGCAGTTCACCAGACTCTTGAAGCACTTGTATCTGCCATCGGTCTGTCTGTGTCAGCAGATAGTCCTCACCTCTGCCGAGTCTCTTCATGATTCCCTCGATGATCATGTCCATAATAGTGCGATGAAGGGACGAAGATATCTCCTCCGCCCCTTCTGTTATTCTTTGTAAGTATTCAGGTGTTAGCATTATTCCTCACCGTCTTTGTCATTTTTATCATCCTTTGTAATGATTGCAAAAAGCAAAATTGTTACGCAAATGATAAGAATATTCATAGTTGATACTGCCATATTGTCACCGCCTTGTTTATTCCTCTTTATGGCATGTATTGTAGATTTTCACGTACACGTCCTCAAAAAGTTCCTGTTTATCTCCATTATATGTATATTCCGCGTAGAGTCCATCTCCACTGAACGTTGTGCTGGCAAGACATTTGTAATTCTGTAAAGTCTTGCAACTCCAAACAATATATACATTACTCAAATCAATTTCC